TGATTGGAATGCCAGGAGGCAAACACCTGAGGATACAAATTTCCGCACATATCCAGCCTTGGATGAGAACAATCCGCATGGGGCATTCTTTATTTATTACAAGGAGCCAAGCAAGCAGGCTAAGGGTGAGAAAGGAATATATCCAAAACCACCATATGTTGGTGGAATCACAGCCATCCAAACTGATTGCGATATATCAAGGTTCCATATGTTTGAAATTTCCAATGGATTCAAAGCAGGTACATTGATTAATCTGCCGGGAGGTTTTCCGGAGACAGCTGAGGAGGAGCGCAAAATAAAGGAGCAGATTAAGGGCCCTGTGCAATCCATTGAATCAGCTGGTGAAATTATTATCACGTTTAGCCAAACAAAGGATGATGCACCATCTGTCATGCAGCTATCAGGAAATGACCTAGATAAGCGCTATGAGATGACAGAGAAAGCTGTGCAGCAAAACATATTGGTAGCTCACAGCATCACAGCACCTACTTTGTTTGGTATCATCCAGCAGGGGTCATTCAATGCAGCGGAGAGTGCTGATTTGTTTGAGATATTCAAGGTGACCTATGTGAGCTCAAGGCAAAAGCAGATTGAGTGGATGATAAACTACATGGCCCAATTGAGTGGCTCATCTGCTATACTCAAGCTGGTTGATGTTACACCTATCGGAACTGTACCACAGGTAGATGCAGCAGCACCTGCAGCTGATGTGGCAGCGGACCCATTGGCAGCTGGAGAGATTGATGTTGCCAAAACAGCATTGAATGGTGCACAGATTGCATCAATAATTGATGTTGTGGCAGCCATCAAGGAAGGTGTGTTAACTCCTGAGGCAGCGCTACAGGTACTATTGGCATCATTCCCTACCATTGCAGAGGCACAAGCTCGCGAGATAGTGGGATTGGAAAGTGACGGCATGGGATTCTGTAACCACAAACAGCTGTTTTCGGACCAAAGTATTGAGCTTTTCCTGCAACATGGAGAGCATAAGGACCAATTTGAGATAATTAAAAGCGTACCTGTTGAATGGGATACACCATCTGAGGAGGTATTCAGCAGAGAGCAGCAGATGTTTGACGAGATTGGTCAAATAATGGTGCAGCTTACTGACCTTGAAAAGGCTGTGTTGACCTTGTTACAGGAGGATGATGAGGAGGCAGGCTCAATTGCCAAGGCAACAGGTGAGCCATTGCAGGTGATTGTCCAGGTGATTGAGAAATTAGTGATGCTGGGCCTGTATGAAAAGCCATCCGTTGATGCTGAGGGTGTGCGTACAGGTGGGACAGTAACACCAACAGGTGGGCAGGTGGTGAATCAGATACCAGGAGCAGAGCAGCCACAGTATGAGATCCGCTACAGCTATGAAAAACGTCAAGGTGTACCACCTGTAAAAACCAAATCAAGGGATTTTTGCAAGGCATTAATGGGTGCCGAGAGATTGTACACAAGAGAAGAAATAAAATTCATCTCAGGCAAAGAGGGTAGAGATGTGTGGAAATATAGAGGTGGATGGTACACCAATCCTGATACTAAAGTAACTACACCATGGTGCCGTCACATATGGATGCAGAATCTTGTAAAACGTAAACAATGAATTACTTAATTTCAGCGGAAAACATCCGCAAGCTGGGGTTGATACATCCCAATACAGATACAAAACTGCTCACTGTAATCATTAAGCGGTCACAGGATATGCACATCCAGCCAGCAACAGGCACACCTTTGTACAAGGCGCTGCTGCTTAGGGTACAAAATAATGATTGGACCAATCCGGATTATGTGACATTGATGAATGATTATGTAATTCCTTGCCTGGTGGCGTTTGTTGATTACAGGAGTGCTACATTGCTCAATGAAAAGCTCACCAATAAGAGCGTAGGTAGGCAGTCAGATGAGACAATGACAGCCAATGATGACAGCCAAAGCAAGGTGATGCGTGACCAGCTCAGAAAGGATGCATATTTTTACAAGGAGAGATTGATTGGATACCTTAAAGATGATGGTGGTGTGATGTTTCCGGAGTATGTACAGAGCCCATGTGAACATGAGGCCGTGAGAAAGGACAGAACAGGGTACACACCAACAGGCTGGATAGTATGAAATTCAAGATATCACAGAAACAAATTGACAAATTAAAGCAATACCTAAATGCTAAGGACATTAAACCAGGTAATGCGCGAGCTCAGCGAGATAGCAAGCGCACACCGGCAAATAAATGAATTCTTTCAAGGTGATTTCCTTGATGCCATCAGCCGAGATGCTGCTCAATATCCATTGATGGTGGTCACATTGGCACCTGGTAATGTCAACGAAACAAGCGTACAGATGAGTGCTACAATCACCATCTGTGATAAGTACAATCATTCAGAGTATAGGCAGATTAATGAGGTGCATTCTGACTGCTTAAGTATAGTGAATGATTTGAATACCACATTCAGACAGTATAGGTGGACAGAATTCGTGGATATCACTGATGACATTACCATTGAGCCATTCATTAATGAGGGGCAGGATATGGTGGCAGGCTGGACCATGTCGGTTAATTTTGATGTGTATAATGAATTGAATTGGTGTGATATTCCATATGATAATTATGATTTTGAGAATGGTCCTGCAGCAGCTGAGGCATGCGGTGACCCATTCACAACATATCAGATATATGTCAATGGCAATTTAATTGATACATTTACACTATCCACAACGGAAAATAATACCATAAATATTGAATACTAATGGCAGTAACCACAGTTAATATCCCTACACAGGTAGAAACATACGCTGATTTGGCAGCATTCCCTGCTACAGGTGCAAACAATACCATATACATTGCCCTGGATACAAGCATATCATATTACTATGATGGTGCATACCAGCCAATAGGTGGTGCAGGTGGTTCACAGGATTTGCAATCAGTTACTGATATAGGCAATGTCACTACCAATGACATTAACCTGGATAATTCAGCTATTGTATTGGACAATTTTTCTAAGCTCACAAAGGGCTGGATTGATAATGGAGCAGATGGTGGTATCGCAAGGGAGTGCGCTGTCAATTATCAGGACCAATGGGAAAACGGTGTGCAGTATTTTATTAACCAGGGAGGGTATATTGTATGGGCCAATGCCATTAATAACACTATTCCGGATGCCAATTATGACATCACAATGGGATACATTGTGGGCAGTGTATTCTATGATTTGAATAATCAGAATAAATACAAGTGCTTAGATAACACAGATGGAGCTGCTGTATGGGAATTGATTGATGTGATTCCTGCAACAAAGAATTATGGCCTATTTGCTCAGACAGCCAATAGCGCAACAATCACAGGTACCACATCTGAGGGCACACTGATTGATGGAGGTGTTGGTACATTGAGCGTGCCGGCCAATGGTTTCAAAGTAGGTGATTCATTCCATGTGAGCATGGGTGGGCAAATGTCCGCAAAGAACAATGATACCATCAGAATCAGGCTGAAAAGTGGCTCTGTGGTTTTGGCTGATTCGGGTACATTAACAATGCCAGGAATTACCAATCAGGTGTGGTATCTAACTGCTGATTTTACAGTGAGGTCCATTGGAGCAGCTGGTGTGGCATCAATTGTATCTGTGGCACAATTCCATATCCTAAAAGCAGCCAGCGGTACACAGGAGGGCTTTGCCTGGAATACAGTAAACAGCAGCACATTTGATACGACAATACAGAATACATTGAATATCACCGCTCAATTCAGCACCAATAGTGGATTGAATAGCATATACAGTGATATATTCATCCTCAATAAGATATATTAATGTTTAATATATTCGATTACCTTAAAAGCCAGCTGGCTGGTAAGCAATCACAGCTCGTATCAGGCACCAATATAAAGACCATCAACGGATCATCTGTATTAGGTTCGGGTAATTTAGTGGTATCAGGCAGTGGTGTGCCGGATGGTGACAAGGGTGATATCACTGTGAGCGGTTCTGGTTCCACATGGACCATTGACAATGGAGCTGTGACAGATGCCAAGGTAACTGATGTGGCAGCTACAAAGGTAACTGAGGACAGCACACATAGGTTTGTAACTGATACAGAGAAGTCCACCTGGAATGGCAAGCAGGATAGTCTGGTATCAGGCACCAATATCAAAACAATCAACAGCACATCCTTACTGGGCAGCGGTGATATAGCCATCAATGGCAATCCATCCTTGGGGATTGTGACAGGTACCAATGTTACAGGGGTCACTGCCATAACTAAAAGCGCCACAATTACAATACCTGCCAATACAATTAGTGCAAATACCTTGCTGGAGATTGAGGCAAGGGCCATCAGAGTGGCAACAGCAACAGGTTCTATTGCATTTAGTGTGTATTTGAATACATCTGATTCCTTGACAGGGGCGACTTTAATGGGGACGTTTCAATCCATTACAGCTACACAGTGGTATTCACAGGCTCGCAGGTCGTTGTTTATAAATCCATCAACAAACAACTTGCAATGTTTGAATACAGGTGCCACATCTCCGGATGATTTTGTGGCATCAGGTACATTGGGCTCACTGACATTCAATGAGGCCGTAACCAATTACATTATATTTGCCGTTCAGCCATCATCCACAGCCAGCACATCAGCGGTCCAATATGCATTTGCAAAGAGATATGTATAACATCACTAAAATATCAGGAGGTTTTCTATTCAACGAAATGAGTTATAATTTCAATGAAGTTGATGGAGCGAAATACAAGGTACTAACAAGCACCCAGCTATGGGTATATACTGATCAGGGTATCATCTTATTTGACCTTACATGTACAATTGATGGGGTGAGCTATACTGATATCAATCTGTTTGGTCAGAATCTGACAAATTAAAACAGATTTGCATAAATACGTATAAGTACGTACATGGCACAGGAGCAAATTTTTAGGCTATCTTTTCAAACATTCATCAGGTCACCATTCACCTATCTATTTTTTGTGTTGCTAATTGGATTGATATACCTGGGCAGGGTATTGATTACATCAAAGGATAGTGAAATAACATCACTAAAAAAGCAGGTTAATGAATGTGACCAGGAGCGTGTACGTGATAAACAACTGCTACAGGAGATAGTATTCCAGGAACAACTTAATACTCGCTTAAATGGAAAATAAGGCCCTAATTATCACGTCAATTGTCGGAGCCATAGCATTGATATTCGCACCTGTGCCAAAACAGCAACAGGCAGATGCACCAAAAGA